CTAAACTCACCTTCCGACCAGTTAAAGCTTGCAGTATTGTGTAGGCTTTGAGGTACATCGTTTTGAGCTACTACTGTTACTACTGTTGAGCTAGTAAACCCAGTTATTTTTACATGAGCAATATCCGTTCCACTTTTTACTTTCCATAAACCTCCCACATGATCAGAAGTAAAAGGTGTATGACCACCTAATGCTGTCAAGGTTAATGTTTCACCTTCTGACCATCCGTTACCTGTCAATCTTACTTCGTCTGTTGATATTATATTCTCGTCTATATATGGACCTCTTACTAAATCTACTGGATTTAATGTAAAGTTATTAGATGCTACCCTAATTAATTTTTGAATAGGGTGGTTTGGATGTACCATGTAAATTACATCACTATCTTGTACAAACTTAATATCAAATAGTTCTGATTCTAAATAAGGATTGGATATTTCTAATATATTTGAACCACTATCTAAAACTTGCCCTTGAGCAGAGAAGAAGCGTAAATAACCTGCTCCTAATTCGATTGTGTAAGTTTGCACTGTGCTAAATTCAAAGGGAATGAGTCTAGTTCTTTTAGTTGAGTCTTTTACTTCCGCTAGAAATCTAAAACCTTTTCTACGAAATATTGGTCCTTGTGTTAATACTACCCAATTCTCAAGAGTTTCTGAACCATTAAAATACCTCTGAAATTGCGTTCTTGAGTTTATTAAGGTGCTTAATTCTCCTGCTGTAAAGTTTGTTCTTATCTCTGAAGCTCTAGGCATTATGAAAAAGTTATACCATTAATATTATTACCAAAATTAAAGCCAGTCACCCTTGAAGCACTAAAAGAATCAGAAGTGTCTGCTATATCATTATCCTCTTGGTTGTCTCTTTCTCTCGCTAGAGATAATGTTTCTATAAAATCTTGTTTAATTCTAGCTGTTCTAGTTTCATCAGAAGTCAAAGAGTAAGCTATCTCATAAGCTAATTTTGAAGAAAAAGCCTCTATGAATAAAGAATCATATTTATTAGGGTCTGTTTCTTTACCAATAAATCTAATATTTACAGTTGGTTCATTTGTAACAAGGAAATTATTTTCTAGTTTAAAATCAATATTATTTTCTACCGAAAGTAATTTTATAAAGATTGGAATTGTTGGTAATATAAATCTGTTTGTGTATTGAAATACAGGAGTGCCAGACGCATCTAAATTTAATGATTGACGGAATATGGCAAAGTTCCAGTTGTGCATTCTTAGAACCTCTAAAAGAACCGTATCATAACTTGCTTTGCATAGAGTGGCTTCTGGTGAAGTATCTGTATCAATGTTTATCAAAGCCTTAGCTCCTAATTTTCTTAATGCTTTATTACAAATAGAAGTTTTTGATACAGACATAATAAAAAAAATTGAGGGGGATTTCTCCCCCTGCTTTGTTATAGGGTATATTTTACAATACCTGTTACAGTACCTGATGCAGTTCCAACTGTATTACCAGTCAAAACTATATCAACTAACTTGTGAGGATCTTCTGTTAGTCCAGCTAACTCCCAAACCTCTTTACCAATATTAGCAATATCAATAGAACCTAATCCATCAATAGAGCCTGCCGAAGCTAAAGAAGTTGTGCCAAGTAATGCATCAGCATCAATAGCAGCACCATCATTAATATCATAGAAGCCTAAGAAGAAATCAGTTCCTCCTGTGATAGCATCGTTTTTAATGGTAATGTCTGTTAATACAGCGTTAGACGGGATTCTGGCGATTCGATAAGTTGATGCGTCAGGATCAGTTGCGTTAATTTCTAAAGTATCAATAGAAGTTCTAATGACGCCTTTTGAAGTTTTAGCATTAGGCATAGTCAAAGTATCTTGATCTAAGCCTGTAAGGTTTATTGAGCCTTTTGTGTTTACCATAATTTTATTTATTTAAAGTTTAATATTAAGATTCTGTGCAAGGAATACGAACGATTTTTTCGTCCTCTACTCTCGTTGCTCCAATGTCTAATTTGATATACATTGTTTTAGTGAATGATCTCTCTACATTTTCACCGACTTTCATTGTAATATCATTTGCCATTGCGAAACCTAAAGCATTTTCAGTATAAAGCAAAACATCTCTATCTCCGTTATCGTCAAGAAGTAATCTTTCTGATAAGATGAAGTTAATATTGTTCCATACACCGATAATACCTTTATCTAATACTGCGCCCGCTGTGAAGTCCCTATTGATAATTTTATTATCATCTTCTAACTCTCTATGTTGTTTAGCTGTTAAAATACAATATAGTTTTTCATCTGGATCAACATCAGCCGATCTAATGATCTCACGACCATTAAGGATTCTATCAGCAGTTAAGCCAGAAGCAGGAGTTGAGACGACTTGAGAGCTAGGGAAGTTAACTGCAACATTACCATCTTTACCTTCAAATGCTTTACCAGTTGCGGCAGCGATAATTACATCATCTTTCTTTCTTTTAGCAGCATTTATCAATGCTTTCATATAATCACTTTCTAAACCAGAAATGGTAGATCTAGCGGTATCGAAATCATCAATAAATAAAGAGCCGTGAAAAGGTTTTGGAGTCATCTTTCTTCTTGAATGAATAGGATCTAAATAAGGAGTTTCTGGATTTCTACCAATCTTTTCTTGTAAGTTTAAAGAACCTAGTTTATGAAAAAAGAACTCTTCTGCTTTCACAGATTCTTTTCTTCTTACTGTTCCGTCTAAGCGGACATTGTTTTGTTGTACAGCTTGGATAATATCGTCCTTAAACTGTTTTACATGTATTTGATTTTGTGTACTAGACATTGTTTAAGTTTTAAAAATTAATTAAATAACAAAAATGCGATTTCTCGCCGTCAATTGCTACCCATCAATCTTCAAAGACTTAAACAAAGCTACCTTTTACTTGTGTTGGACAATTATTTTACAAGATAGAATTTGTACTAAACCCAGTTACTATCCCTAAAGATTCGCCAGTCTCATTGGCGTAAGCTATCGGGTATAACTTAGCAAGTTCTCTATCTCTTACATTAGGATCAATAGTTCTATCATTCCTAATTTCACTAATTTTAGCAAGTGCATCTTCTTTTGTCAAGCCCCCTTGTGAATTACCAACCTTTCCTTGAGTACTTTCTCCGATTTGTTGACTTACATTATGCATAATTTTAGCAACTGCAAGCTGTCCTTCTGGTGGAAGATTAACAAAAGCCTCTTGATCTTCTTCTGTTGCAAAGCGTTTAAATGTGGTTTCTGCTTCTTTTAGATTATGGTCATAAGCTGATCCCCACTCCTTTTTTAAACCCTCTTGCATTTCAGTAATTTTAGCATCTGATTCTGCTTGAATATTATTTAACAACTCGCTTTCTTTATTTGTAAAGGTTTCTACTAGCTGTTTAAATGCTTCTGGCTTTACTCCTAATTCAATCGCTTTTTCTTTTATAGGATTTAATAAATCATCATTAGCATTATAATTCTCTGGTAATTCATAAGAATAATCTTCTGGTGAAAAAGTCTCTGGCTCTTTGGGTGATCCTAATTTCTTTTCTAGGTTTATATAGCTTTTTGCTAGTCCATTTATATCTTTAAAATTAGATAATGATTTTGAGTTTTTTATTTCTTCATCTGTTATCTGGTCAATAAAACTTCTTTCATTAACTGTTTCATTGTTTGTTTCAACTGGTGCAGTCTCTACATTTTCTGTGTTTTCTATTTGGTCGGTCATAGTAAATTAATTGCTTGTTACTTCCTCTCTAATTCTAGAAAGGATATAATTATATAATTCCCTTGCTCCATCACGAAGTAAGGAATCGGTAGTGGTATCTTCTGCCCTTTGAGAAAAGGGGGTTGTTTCTAATATTACTCTTTGTAAGTTTTCTAAAATAATCTTTCCGTTTTCTGTTTCAAATACTTGTTGGAATATTTTATTTAACTGTTCTTCTGTCATATTAATTGTGATTGTTTTGCTTTGCTAGCAGTATCCACCGCTTGAGCCTCTTGTTCTAATTGTTGTTGCTCTTGGGATTGTGCCTGCCTTTGCTCTCTTTCCCTTTTTACTAAAACAGGATTTTTAATTATATCTGGATCAATTCCTAAAATATCTGCTGACTTACTAACTACCTTGTCAAAATCAATATTATCTAATATTTCTGGGTTTACTTGTGCAAGATTCATAACTCCTGCTAGTAGTTTTTCAATAGATGCTGATTCGTTTAATTT